ATTCGTAATCAGTAGGTCGCAGGTTCAAATCCCGTCAGTAGCTCCAATGGAAACCCGCCCAGAATCTAGGTTCTGGGCTTTTTTTATGTTTTGAAGTAAGGTGATTTTTAGCGTTTTGGGAACACTGTGGGAACACTGTTGCTGAAAAGTTGGGGAAAAGATGGCAAATCGACCACGTGACCTGCTGAATTTTCACTGCCGATTTGAAAGATTTCGTCGACCAATTTAGGCAGGTTTTTATCGTAGCCTGGGATAGCATGGCCATAAAGATTCAGCGTGTGGCTTGCTTTGGAATGGCCGAGCCGTTTGGCGACCTCCAAAACAGGTACGTGTGCTGCCAGCATCATTGTTGCATGCGTGTGACGCAGGCAGTGAAATTTGCGGTATGGAATTCCTGCGTGTTTGATGATGGTCCGCCATGCCCTGCCAACATTGGACGAGCAACAGGGATTGCCTTGCGTATTGAGAAACAGGAACTGATCATGTTGCCGCAGGGATGCAAGCTGTTGCAACATAGATATGATATATGCAGGGAGAGTAATACGGCGGTAGCCTGCCTGTGTTTTGGGCGGCTGCAGGGATACCTTGCCCTGGATTTCCACAAGTGCTTTGTTGATAACTATCGCATCTGTGTATATATCGTCGGGGGTAAGAGCGAGCATTTCGCCCATACGTGCACCTGATGCAAGGGCAAGAGCAACGAGGGGATAATGCCGCCGCAGGACGGGACTTTCGTTGATGGCCGCAAAGATTTTGGGGATTTCGTCAAGCGTAAAAATTTCAATAGGCTTTTGCTCGGGGGTGGGGATTTCCACGCCCAGCATGAAGTCCTTGCGGATGCTCCCGATGATATATGCTTTTTTGGATGCACGGGCAAGCAGTTTTGCCACACGCTTACGCATGGATGCAGATACATTGAGAGAAGTAAGAAAGCGTTGTGCATCAATGGTAGTTATTTTCTGCAGGTTCTTTCCGGCAAAGTCCGCCGAGATATGGGCAGCGACTACAAGGTAGCTGACAAAGGTTTTTTCCCGTACCTTAGGCTGTACAAACAGCCCTAGGTATTGAGTGAGCCATTCGCCGAAGGTGGTTGCCTGCACGGGGATGTATTCCCCTATGTTGATTTCGTGCAGGGTAGCAATGCGCCATGCATCAGCATCAGCTTCCGTATCGAAGCGTTTGGTGATGCGGTGGCCATCGGGGGCGACAATAGCAACTTTATATTTATTCCTGGCCGATTCAAAGCAAATAGTGCCGTGGCCATATTTACGTTTCATTGATGATTCTCCTTTCGCCCCGTTTTGTTTCCAAAGGTTTTCTGCCGTGGTATATTATAGTTAGCCGAAGACTAGTTTTTCATATCACCTCCCTTCAATATTGCGTTTGATTAGGACAGCAAAGAGCTCCGCTACAAAGCGGGGCTTTTTGTGTTTTCAGAGTGCCAGCCGTGCTCGAGAAAAGCCATCGTGAAACATTTATCAACATCCATGTACTGTAAAAGTTCGGCTGAAAAGCGGTTAGCTTCATCCTCACGGGAAGTTTTCGAGTAATAGGAGCGGCCCTCAAGCGAGAAAAGGCGGTAGTGTGGGTGAAGTATTATGTGCGCAAGTTCATGCGCAACAACGGCGTTAGACTGCCACTCAGCGAGGTTTGCGTTTACGAAGATGAATTTACGGCGCAGAATTTTCAGCCAAAAGCCGTTCACTTGAGCAGGTGTATCAACGTATCTTATGTGAATATTCAGCATTCTTGCAATAAAAACAGGGTTGGCGGTGCCGTATTTTTTGACAAGGTTCCGCACCCGAAGAGGTATATTATATTTAGGCATGACGGCCACCTTATTTCCGTTTATTCATGGCCTTAGCTTCATAAAAGGCAGCTTCGACAATGCGGAACATTTTTTCTTTATCAGCATCAGAGAGCAGACGGCCGTTCAAGGTGACAGCTTCTTCCTCAAGGATTTTTTTCAAGTCCTTGGGGATTTTTTTATTTTCCTGGCTTTGGGGTTCCCGGCCGATTAAATAATCAACACTTACATTAAAGTAGTCAGCAAGTTTTTTGAGGACTTCGGGGTCCGGCTGCCTGCGGTTAGCTTCATAGTTGCTGTAGGTTTGGCGAGAGAATCCAAGCTCCCTAGCGATTTCGGCTTGTGTCATATTGGTTTGTTCTCTAAGTTGTTTTAGATTCAACATTTTGTATCACCTCAATAAAATTGTATAACATTCTGTTGACAAAATAAAGTAACTCCCCAAAAAGTTATATTTTTAAAATTTCGTATAACAATTTGTTGACAAAGAGACTTTGCGTGTTATAATTAGATGTGTAAACAGATTGGGATATAAAATAACGTAGATAACAAAATGGAAAATCGAAAGGGGACGAAAACATGAAATTAAACTACAAACAGTTAACCTACATCGTAGGTGTGCTGAAAGAAGCAAAACTCAAAGCTTACCAAGAAAAGCTAAACAAAGAGTTAGCTTTGGAAGAAGCCAAAAATGATTACTATGCATGGCTTAAGAATAATCCGAATGCTACAAGAGCAGAACAAGCCGATGTGTATGATGAAATTACTGAAGAAGCTGACGAGAGATACCAAAAAGCTAGTGATGCTTACTTGATGGCTCAAGACATTTATCAGGCATTTGCTGAAGGCGAAATTGAAATTTAAGGAGGAAGAACCAATGAAAGAACCTAAAGACATGACGAATGAAGAGTTAAAGCAGGAAAACGCTAGGCTGATTAAGATTTACAACAGCTCGCGCGACCCATGGCATCATCAATGCTTGAATGAGCACTTTGAAGAGCTGGAAGAAATTGCAGCGGAAAGAGGTATAGAGCTTTAAAGCTGATGACAAGGGCGAGAGCCCTTGTAAAGCTGGCAGGCAGACAGTTCAAACCCTGTGCCGAGAGCTTAAAAATTAAAAAGGGGGACGAGATATGAATTATTTAGTCTTAGTAAAAACTGTTGTGGATGACAACGGCAAGCGCAATGTGATTGAGAGAATCCCGTATGATGGAGAAGTTTCCTTGAAGTCAGCATATGAGCTGTGCGAATGCGAAACAATCGACATCAAAGAGGTTCCGTTCCATGCAATACCGTTCGACCGTGAGATAGTGTTCATGCCCGATGTAACACTGATTTTTGATGATGAATTCCTGCTGAAGCATAGCAAGCCAGTAGTCAATGAACTTGCAAGTATGGTTTTTGGCCAGTCTTTATGCGGAAACGTGTTGCTTTGTGAGACGAACGAAGAGGGCGAGAGCTTTCCGTTTGATGAAGCTCGCACATATGCACTTGTAAAGCAACTCAAAACACTTGGCAATCACGTTAACGAGATGAAGTTCACTGTCCCAAAGCCGACAATGACTTTCATGGAGTTTTAAGGGGGTGCAACATGAACAAGAAACCTAGAATCCGTCAACTGCTGAAGATTTACAACAGAGTGCAGGGGGCCGACCTTGTAATTGGTTTTGGCGCTCCGCCTTACTCTAGCAAAGCATGCGTAATGGTTGCGTGCTTTGAATACGGACGCACCATAAGCATGGAGTCTTACGAATACTGCAAAAGCACAGCAAAAAAGCTGAGAGCAAAGCTTCTCATTCCCGAAAGCTGACGGCAGGGAGGGCATTCCTCCCTGTAAAGCTGCCAAAGGTGGTCCGAAGCCCACAAGGAAGCTTAGAAAGAAGGTGAAAGCATGGCCCGTAAGTGGCTCAAGGAACTTAGAACATCAAAGGGACTTACGCAACAGCGTATGGCTGATATGTTGGGTATGAGCCGCCAATACTATCACTTGATAGAGAGCGGCAACCGCAAGGCGACACTTGATATTGAGCTTGCCGCAGAGATTGCCCATATTTTCAGAATCAGCCTCAAGAAGATTTACAACAACGAAAAGGGGGTGCAGGCATGACTTTGCAATTAATGAGCATTAACCAATATGCAAAAAGCCGTGGCGTATCTGATAAATTGATTCGCCGTCTGATTGTCCAGCATGAGATTGCTGCAGGCCGTGTTGGCCGCAAGTGGATTCTGGATGTGGAGAAAGTGGATAATTACTTCCGTGAAATCACCACGCCGAAGCCGTTGCTGAAGCATGATGCAGCGTTTGATTTTCATGCATCACTTGAAAAGATGCGCCGTGAGACAATGGAGAGCATCAAGCGGAAGGAGGTGAAAGCGGTATGAAAAAAATGTTGTTGGCAGTCATGGTACTTGCCGTAGCCGTGTTTTGTGCTATGCAGTGTTCTGCTATGTATGTTGCTAGCTTTGGTGTTGAGCGGCATACGCACATTGTACAGGTTGGCGAAACATTGTGGGGCATCTCGGCAGGCTACATGGATAGCCAGGACCGTTACAACGATGTGCGTGGAGTGATGTGCGACATTGAAAAGGCCAACGGCCTTACAATGGCAGGCAGTCACCACTTGCAACCTGGGCAAAAGCTCGTAATTCCTTTGTATGTAAAAAAAGACCGCCCAGCAAAGAACTGAGCGGCAAAGCAATTTATTAAAAAAACCAATTTAATTATAACACTTGAAAGGGGTTCACTCAATGGAGATTACAGAAAATAGAACACGCAATTTGATTGGTGGTGCAGTCAGTCTTTTGCTGGCCAACGAAATCATGATTGGCCGCACAAATGAAATGGGAAACTATGCTTACATTAACTTCAACACTTTCGCTAATATGTTCCCGGATGCTGCCGAATGGCGTATTGAATATGTCAAAGGTAACAAGGCACTTGCAAGAGCTCACGTAAACTACCAAGGCATTGAATTTATAGCTACTGAATGGTTTAGCAAATTGCTTGGCTGCAAGAAGCAGGCAGCCGAGAAGTATGGCCTGCCGTTTGATGAAACTGAATTTGCTGACAGCATTATGGAAGAGGAGGAATAAGCTGTGAAATTGTTTGATATTGATGCGAGAATCATGGCGTGCGTAAAGATTGATGAAAAGCGCGCGCTGGATACTGAAACAGGTGAAATTGTAGACCTGGAAGCCATCGAAGCTCTTGAGATGGAGAGAGATACCAAGCTTGAAAATATCGGTTGCTGGTACAAGCAACTGCTGGCCGAGGCAGATGCAATCAAGGCAGAAAAAAACGCCATGGCAGAGCGTGAAAAGGTGCGCCGCAATAAGGCCGAAAGCCTGAAGGGATTCTTAGGCCGTTACCTTGACGGCAAGAAGTTTGAAACTGCAAAGGTGGCAATGAGCTTCCGCAAGTCTGAAGCAGTGGAGTTCGATGCTTCCTACATGGCAGATGTGCCCGTGGAGTTTTTGAAACTGCGTGAGCCGGAGCTCGACAAAACTGCGGTAAAGAAAGCCATTAAGGCAGGCGAGGAAATTCCTGGCTGTGCGTTGGTTACACGTCAGAATTTGACGATTAAATAAGGGGGCGAAGTGATGAGCGTTTATGAAAAATTGATGCTGGTGCAGGCCGAATTGAAGGTTCCGAAAGGCCAGTACAACAGCTTCGGAAAGTATAAGTACAGAAGCTGTGAGGACATTTTGGAAGCGGCGAAACCTGTGCTGGCCAAACATAAGGCAGTGCTTAAGGTTGGCGATGATCTGGTATTTGTGGAAGGCCGTTTTTATATCAAGGCCACGGCAGTTTTTACCGACGTGGAGAGTGGAGAAGCCATTGAGAACAGTGCCCTTGCTCGGGAAGAGGATAGCAAGAAGGGCATGGATGGCTCGCAGATTACAGGCACGGCAAGCAGCTATGCTCGCAAATATTGTCTGAATGGCCTGTTTGCCATTGATGATACCAAGGATGCCGACACCGACCAATACTGCCAGCAGGTAGAAGCAGGCAAGAAGAAGGCTGCCGTTAAAGAGCAGAAACAGCAGGTTACAAGTATTTGCTGTGGAGGCAAGGCACGCTACATCAACGGCACGCAGCTGCAGATTATGAGCAGTAACGGTGGCTGGTACAATGTGGAGCAGATTCCTACAAACAGCCTTAGGGTAATGCTTTCAGATGCCGCATATCAAGACGCACGCAGCGGCATTGAAGCAGTGCTGAATACGAGAAGCGTATAAGCCGTGAAACCGATGTTTAAGCGCCGCCCCGTTAGATTGTATGGGGCGGCATTGAAACGAGTATGTGCAGAGGTTTACGAGCGTGACCATGGGCAGTGCGTCAGCTGTGGTCATGCAGTCCCCGAAGGAACGAAGCCTCATCATGTAGTGTTCAAAAGCAAAGGCGGCGGAGATACCGCCGATAACATGGTTATGCTGTGCGTGGTCTGTCATTGGCAGGTGCATCATAGTAAACATGGCCATTATGTGCAGGATAAGTGCAAACGCATGCTGAGGTGGCTCTACCATGAAGTTTGATACAACGCAGGTTAACTTCTTCAATGGCTGCATAACAATTCCAATTCCGAAGTATTTAGGAAGCGCCCTGCAGGCCCTCATAGCGGCTGTGAGCAAGGGAAAAGTTTTACAGGTACAAATTACCATAAAACGCAAACAGCGTTCCCTGGATGCGAATGCGTACCTATGGGCATTGTTGGGAGAGATGGCCAGGGTTCTGTATACCGACAAGGACGAGCTTTATCTGCAGATGCTAGAGCGGTATGGAGTGTTTACGCATATCATAGTCAAGCCGCAGGCGGTGGAGAAAGTGAAAGCCGAATGGAAGGCAGTGCGTGAGCTTGGCCCGGTTACTATCAACGGGCAAACAGGAATACAACTGCAATGTTACTTTGGCTCACATACGTATGACACGAGGGAATTTAGTTGCCTGCTTAATGGTGTGATTGACGAATGCAAAGGTTTGGGCATTGAGACTAGAAGCGATGCAGAATTGGACAGCATGCTTGAAGAATGGGGGCGAAAAGATGGCTGACAAGCGGTATTATTGGCTGAAGCTGAAAGAGGATTTCTTTCAAGATGAAGCTATAGAATGGCTTGAAGAGCAGGAAAACGGCAAGGAATACTGCTTATTTTACTTGAAGCTGTGTCTGAAATCCCTCAAAGATGATGGCAAGCTGATTCGTACAGTGGGTAATTTGCTGATTCCGTATAGCACGGAGAAGTTGGCAGAAGCCACAAGGACAAAAGCAGATACTGTCATGGTGGCAATGCAGGTGCTGCAGCGTATAGGTCTTGTGGAGATTCTCGACGATGGAGCAATCAAGATGCTGAAGCTGCAAGATATGGTCGGGAGTGAAGCAGGCAACGCGAACGCTTTAAGGCAGAAACGTTTCAGACAAAGGAAAAAGCAGGAGCTTTTATCGCAGGGTGTTACGAATAGTAACGCATTGTGTAATGCAGAGTTATCGCATGGTGTTACGAATAGTAACGTAGAGATAAGAGATAAGAGTATAGAGAATAGAGATAAGAGTATAGAGATAAGAGAGAGTAATCTCATCGTTATCTGGGAACAAAATATCTCGCCCATTACTCCTGTAATTGCTGAAGAGCTGGAGCAGTTGAAAAAAGATTATGGCTTGCCGATAGTGTTGGAAGCAATCAAGGTAGCTTGTAAAAGAGGCAAGCGCAACATAGCGTATGTTGGTGGCGTAGCACGGAATATGTTTACTGAAGGGTGGAGCGAAGAAAAACAGCAGAAGCCGAAGCAGGAATATAAGAATCCGTTCGATGCTGCCTTTGGAGGTGAAAGCAGTGGCGACGATAACAAAGAGTGACGTAGAAATAACCGTCAGAGGCCTGTACAAAGCAGGCAAGGAGTTTCCGCAGAAGGAGCTGTTTTATAGCGTGGACAAGGAACACAGGGTGCAGGAAGCTACAAGGATTATCCTGGAGACTGTCGACCTGTTTGTAAGAGTGTTCATCCCACGCAACATCAGCCGTGAGCGGTGGCAGAAGGCAGAGGGCATTGCGATAGTAAGTCCGGAAAGAGTAATCTGCCCTGCATTGATGCAGGCAGCCTTGAAGCAGGCGGAAACAGAGCACGTCGAAGCAACAATCAGCAGGAACGAAGAGGCGAAGAAGGAACGCCAGGCAAACTATGCTGACACAAAGGAAGGGCGGAGCAATGCGAAGCTGTTGCGCTGGACATTGAGCAGGATGCGTCAAGGGCGTGTGTTTGGCCCGTATTGGCCGACAGCAAAGGAAGTTGCAGATATAGCCGAGCAGATAGGCATGACGGCAAACGATGTTGACAATTACAATGAGTTGCTGTTGCGGATTTTCCTCAACGATGTGAATTATGGCAAGGAACATCCCGAGTTCATTTTGGATTACACCCCGTACTTTGATAAGCGAAGGGAAGTTTCCTTCCGTAAGGTGGCCTAGATATGGGAACGCCGACAAAAGATTATTCTGTGTACTGTGGGCATAAATACAACATGCTCACAGTGCTAGGCGTTAAGCCTAGGGAGTTTGATGCAAAGGGCAGATATAAGCCAGCACGGCTTATAGTGCGGTGTGATTGTGGCAGGGTGTATGATGCGGAAGCTGCAGCGGTGATAAATGGGAGGCAGAAAGGTTGCATTTGCCAGCGTGGCCGCAAAGATTACAGAGAGCCGAACCCGTTAGTCCCCGAAAATTTTCCAGCATCACGAGAACCGAATATAGTGGAGCGGCTGAAACCGAAGTGGGAATGTACCTGTAACTTTGAGAGTGGCTGTTCCATCAATGAGCTGTGTGGTATATGTTGCTGGGAGTGCGACCGCCCATGCAAGATGTGCCAGAACCGCCCCGAGAAGTGTGGAGCTAAGAAACGGAGGCAAAGAAAATGACAAGAAAAGAGCCGACTGCCGAAGAGCAGATAAAAGCAGAAACAGCAAGACTCGTGCACGGTTTCAGTGAGTGGGAGCATATGCGCACAAAGGGATGCAGCGACCCGTTTTGGCCTGATGGTACGAACATGAATCTTGTTCGCAATCATATCATTAATGGCAAACGCAACCTTGAAAAGTTGTGTGTGGGCATCCCGTTGCCTGCTGCATATTACACCCCGACACCCGAGGAAGTCGACGAAAATTACATGGCGCCGCATGGAGAGCATTACGAGCGCCGTATGAAACGTGGGATGGCGAGTGTGCATCCTGGGATTACCACAAAGACACCTGCGGAGATTGAGAGCCAGCAGGAGCTGTTTTAATAAAGTGAGGTACAAAAAATGAAAATTTTTCTGAAGCCGTGCCCTGTATGTTATGGCCATACGGCCGCAATGTTTACGGAGGAAGGGGCAAAGGTTGTGCGTTGTGTTAACTGCGGCTGGGCATGTGCAGCGCAGGCAACAGAGGAAGCGGCTGCCGATGCATGGAACAAGCGCAAGACTTTAGGTGATCGCCGCTACACTAAAATCAAATACAGTGACAAGGGCGTATATATTGCCTACCAGCAGGGCGCAGGTTTTGTGAATGAGTACACGGCAAAATGCACTGAAGAGCCAGCACCGAATTTTTTGGAGGCATTGAAAGACCTCAGACAATTTGTTATTGAGATGTGCGAGTTGCCCGAAGATTACATTGACCGCATCACAGTTAAGAGCGTAAGCCTTAATTATGGCGGTGAGGCAGATACAATGGGCGCAACCATCAGTGCCAGCATGGAGCTTTACAACAGCAATGCGCCGTTGAACATCAATACGCCGAATAAGCCGGAGATGCCTTACAATCCCGACCAAGAGTGGGACGAAAAAACTTGCTTGACGGAAGAGTGTGTTTTCGCCATCCGCAAGCTTGTATTGGTGGCCGAAGAGTATTTGAGCGGTGTGCGTCAGCAGACGTCTTTGTTTGAACAAAGTGAAGAGAAACATTCGGATCAAGACAAAACATTGCCGCCGAAGGTAGCATAGGGGGTGCAAAATGACTGAGCAGGAAAAAATAAAATTTGTTGATTCTGTGGTTGCAGGGCTTAATGATTGGCTTTGCAGCGGTGAAAATTATTACCTGCAGCGTGCATTTGTGGAGCTTACAAGAGTGGCTCGCTGGAGTGAGGTCGAGGACGCAAATAAACAGCAAGTATTTTACATTGCTGAGCGCCGCTGGGGAGAGTATGAAGCTGAAGTCCGTGAGACACCCGAAGAGGCATTACAAGATGTGCTGGACAAATGCGACATTGAAAAGGGCGATATTGTGGATGTGCTCCGTTGCCGTAAAACAACATGGCTGCCATCAATTAACGTCGGTGCTCTGATAGATGATTTTGCTTTACAGGCTGAATGCCTGGAGGAAAATGGAACAGATGAATTTATTGACAAAATGATTGAAAGTCCTAGAGTTGCCAAAGCATTACTTGAATGCGACCTCAACGATGTGTTGCAGTTATGGTTTAAGTCGCAGAAGATTAAGCCGAGCTGGTACGAAAAATTGATTATTCCCGAGGGTGGTTATCAGTTTGACGGTGAGAAATTCGTAAGGATTGGAGATGTGTAGTTATGGATTTTGTAGAGTTTATCTGCCAGCAGCTTGACGAGCTGAAAGACCAGCTCAGAGCAAAGCATGAACAGTATTCCACAGGTGATGCTTTGGCGAATTTTCGCCGTGGCGCATTGCTTAACGTGGGGGATGATAGCTATCCTGCTATGTATGAGGAAGCCAAAGCATACGCACGTAAGCATATTGCTCATGTGTATGCACATGATATTAATGGCGTAAAGGTTGACGAGAGTTTGAAAGATATTGCTTTGTACAGTCTTATTGAGCTTTACATGGTTAAGCAGTGGGAGGCGGAAAAGAATGAATAAGATTATTCTGTTGGGCAGACTGACAAAAGACCCTGAAGTCCGCTACACGCAGAGCGGCAAGGTGGTTACGCAGTTCACGTTGGCCGTGGACAGACCATACGCCGCCGCAGATGGCAAGAAAGAGGCAGACTTCATACCTGTTGTGATTTGGGGAAAGAGTGCAGAGCTTGCAGGCAACAGCCTGGGCAAGGGACAGAGAGCGCTTGTCGAGGGACGTGTGCAGATTCGCAGCTATGATGCTAACGATGGTTCTAAACGTTGGGTGACTGAGGTTATTGCAGACCGTTTCGAGTACATCGAGCGTAAGGCAGATGCACAGCCAACACAGCCGCAACAACAGCCACAAGCGGCAGGCGGCTTTGGAAACATGGGCAGTCAAGTATTTGACGAGGAAATTCCGTTTTGATTCAATCGCCATGTAAAGGCTGCACCGAGCGCAGGATTTCGTGCCACGCCCGGTGTAGCCGTTATGCTGAATACAAGCGGCGCAAGAACATGGCCGCAGAGGCTGAGCGGCTGTATAGTATGTTGCGCGCTGCGAATTACACAAAGATTAAGTCGCATGATGCTTATATAGCTGACAAGTGCAGGGGAAAAATACACTAGGGGGCGAGGTATGGTTTACAGTAAATACAGAGCGAAAAAAACAGTGGTCGACGGAATCGCCTTTGACAGCAAGAAGGAAGCGGATTTTTATTGCGAGCTGAAGATGCTGCGTATGGGTGGAGTGGTCAAGGATTTTGAGCGCCAGCATAAATTCGTACTGCAGGAAGGCTTCAGGCATCATGGAAAAGCAGAACGGGCAGTGACATATACTGCTGATTTTGTGGTTGAATATGCTGACGGCCGTGTAGAGGTTATAGACGTAAAGGGGATGCGCACCGATGTATATAAGCTGAAACGGAAACTGCTTTTGTACAGGCATCCCGATATGATTTTCCGTGAGGTATGAAGGGAGAGGAAAGAGTGAAAAGCAATAACCTGGTAGAATGGGTTTTCAGAAACGAATCACAGGTCCGCCAAGCCGTCTGGGAGCGTCGGAACGATGCAGGGGGTACAAGTGGAGGGGGATGCGGAAAAAGTTGCTCTACGGGCGACCCTGTGGCTAATAGAGCCATCCGCAACGCAAGCGAACTCCCGAATGTTGTTGTGTGTTATGGTGCAGGCCGTGTTTTTAATCTGAGACGTCCCGAGCGTTGGCTGAAGATGGTCGAGATTGTGCAGGAACATTATAGCGGCGGAGTGCAAGGGGAAATCCTGGAGCAGCTTTACAAGCAGGGAATGAGCAATGACGAAGTTATGGAAAACGTAGGAGTACGCAGAACAATATTCTTCGTGATGAAGTCCGATATATTGGCTTTTGCCGAAGGTGTTGCCTGTGGGTTGGGTGTTTTGTAGTTCATGGATTTTTCACAGCAAAAGTCCGTACTAGACAAAGGTTTTCTGCCGTAGTATAGTTATAATTGAGCTTAGAAGGTTGATACAAGTTTGATGTTGATGCATTGAGTCTCCTTTCAAAAGGGCGGCCGTGTTCGGAATGTGATGCGGCCGTTTACCTGGTGTTGTGCTCGAGAGGCAATGAGGGCAGGTTTTAGCAGATTTTTCCTGCCGGAGGTTATCCCTTTTCCTCCTACATGGGTTCGAATCCTATCAACACCTCCAACGTTAATAATTGGCTATAGAGCCTAAAATAATGGGATGCAACGGCGTGCCGATGGGTTTTCCTACATCCTCCCGTCCATGCAGGGCCGTATCCCGCCATAAATTAAAGCAATTTGCAGATTTTGCAAGTTGCTTTTTTATTTGCACAAAGGGAGGTATAAACTGTGCAGATTGAGAGTATTAAGATAGCGGATTTAGTCCCCTATGAGCATAATCCACGAATCAATGATAAGGCCGTAGGCAAGTTGGCCAACAGCACGCAGATAGCCATAAATGAGCGCGGAGAAGTCATGTACTGCTGCCACAAGCCGTATGAGATTGTAGGCCACGTGATGGACGAGAATATTTTGGAGAAGAAGCAGGAATATTTTACCAATATTGCAAAATGCGACGTCCCCTGCAGATTGACAGCACCTAACGAGATGATGCTGAAGATGGCAGATGTGCCGAACGATTGGATGTTTATATGATGCTGAGGAAAGAGGTGGTAAGTATGGGAACAGGAAGGCCGAAGAAGAATATCCCGATAGAACAATTTGAGAAGCTGTGCTTTATGCAGGCAACGGAGGCCGAGATTTGTGATTTTTTCGGGGTGACGGACAAGACATTGACGAGGTGGTGTAAGGATACCTACGGGAAATCTTTCTCCGAAATATTCACACAAAAAAGAGCAGGCGGCAAAATTTCCCTGCGCAGGAAGCAATGGCAGCTAGCGGAGAAGTCCCCGGCAATGGCCATCTTCCTCGGTAAAAATTACCTTGGACAGAGCGACCAGCAGGAAATCCGCATGGCCGCCGAGGTTAAAAATCCATATGAAGGACTGAGCGACAGACAGCTACGAGCATTGGCAAAGATGGAAGGTGCTGAAGATGCGTGATGAAGTCCGGAAGAGAATCGCCTTTGGTGCAAGTGTTGAGCTTGCCCGCAGGCGTTTTTTTGATTTCTGCCATTTGATGGCGCCGAGATTTTACAAGGAGCGCAGGGAGTACCTGCAGGAGATGTGCGACGTACTGCAAGAGTTTTATGCAGGCGACAAAAAAGTGCTTGTCATGGACTTGCCGCCCCGACATGGCAAGAGCAGAACCCTGCAGATGTTTGTACAATGGCTGCTAGGCAGGGACAACAGCTTAAAGGTAATGACGGGCAGCTATAACGAAGTGCTGTCCAAGACATTCGCAAAGGGTGTGCGTGACAGCATCAACGAAGAAAAGGCAGATGCATTTATACCTGTGTTCAACGATGTATTTCCCGATGTACGAATAAAATCGGGTGATGGAGCGGCGAACCTTTGGGGGTTGGAAGGTGGATACAATAACTACCTTGCAACATCCCCTAGCGGCACAGCAACAGGCTTCGGCTGTAATTTGCTTATCATTGACGATGTTATCAAGAGTGCAGAGGAAGCATATAATGCATCAGCAAAGGAAAAACACTGGCAGTGGTACACGAACACTATGCTTTCCCGTTTGGAGGAAGGCGGCAAGATTATCATAGTTATGACAAGATGGGCGACTGATGATTTGGCAGGGCGTGTGCTGGAGCATTATGGCGGCAATGCTGTGCATATCAACATGAAGGCGGTGCAGGACGATGGAAGAATGTTATGTGATGAAATACTGTCATGGGAGAGTTGCAGCGAGAAGAAAAAAGCAATGGGATTCGACATATGGAGTGCGAACTACCAGCAAGAGCCTATCGACATCAAGGGCAGATTATATAGCGGCTTCAAGACATATGATGGAGAGCTGCCATTATTCAAAAGAATTGCCAGCTATACAGATACTGCCGATACAGGTAGCGATTACCTGGCTAGTTATTGTTACGGTGTTACTTTCAGCGATGATGCTTATATCCTAGATGTGGTTTACACTCAAAAGGCCATGGAATATACCGAGCCTGCGGTGGCAGATATGTTGTATAAGAATCGTGTGAAGGTTGCCGACATTGAGAGCAACAACGGCGGCCGTGGCTTTGCGAGGAACGTGGAGCGCCTGTTGAAGGCAAAAGGGGGCAGCGTAACAAAAGTACGTTGGTTCACCCAGCATCGCAACAAGCAGGCAAGGATATTGAGCAATGCAACATGGTGCATGGAACATATTTACTTCCCGAAGGGGTGGCATAACAGGTGGCCAGAGCTTTACAAGAGCTTGACCGCCTACCAAAAAGAGGGCAAGAACATCCATGATGATGCTGAGGACGCATTGACGGGCATATGTGAGAGCATCACGGAGAGAATCAAGACAACGCCGACAAGGGTAGATTTTTAGGAGGGCGAGAACATGCGGAACGATAAGACGGAATTATATAAGTTGCTGGAGGATGCATACGCAGGGCGTGGAGGTTTTCAGACGGGCGAATATCTCGTAAGGCATAAGCGGGAAGCTGCAGACAAATACAGTTTAAGGCAGAAGCTGAGCTATTATCTGAACTACATCAAGCCTTGCGTAGATGCACACGTTGCCCCTGTGTTTAAGACATTGGCTGTGCGTGATTATGAAGGCCCTGGAGTTAAGGCGTGGGAGTTGTTTGCAAATGACGTAAATTTCCTGGGTGATGGAATCGACAAGCTGATGAAGAAGGCTGCACATAGTTCCAAGCTGAACGGCGTGGCGTATATTGTAATGGACATGGCCGAAGGACTTGCAGTAAATTCATTGGCAGATTATGAGAGGGACAGAAACAACCTGCCGTATGCATTTGTTGTTGACGCAATAGCAGTCAAAGAGGTTGTGTTGGATAAGTTTGGGCGTATTACTAAATTTGTGTATGCTGAGCCTGATGCAGATAATGAGTATATGCCTGCTACACGCACTATGACGGCCGAGGGGTGGACTTTAAGAAGTAGCAAGGAGGAACGTAAGGGGAGCTGGCATATCGGCCGTGTGCCCGTGATTCCGTTGTTCAGCAGGGAATACAAGACACATGATGCTTTCCCGCCTAGCGAATTTGCAAGCGCGGCCCGTGCAAACTTAGCAATTTTCAATATGTGCAGCTGGCTGAATGAAATTATGATGAATCAGACATTTAGCGTGCTGACGTACCCGAGCAGCGGCGCAGAAGAAGAAATTACACTAGGCACTAACAATGCATTGAGTTACCCTGTAGACAGCAGTCACGCCCCTGCATTCATTGCGCCCCCAGCAGACCCTGCGACAGTGTTGGCCACGCAGATTGCCAACCTGCAGCAGGAAATTTACCGCATGGCCGTTGTAGTCAATGTGACGGGTTCGAGCAAGTTACAAAGTGGGCAGGCGAAAGCATGGGACTACGAAGCGACCAATCAGATTTTGTCAGATTTTGCCGACGCTGTAGAAAATGCCGAAATGAAGGTTGCAAGAATGTTTAGCATCTGGACGGGGGTTGCACTTGATTACAAGGTGAACTATCCGAATGACTTCAAGATCAGCGAGGTTGAGCAGGAACTTGCTAACGCAGAGGTTGCCAAAGGGCTGAATTTCGGTGATGGCTTTGACCTTGAAGTGTTTAAACGTGTACTGACAAGTTATTTGCCGGAGCTGAAGGCGGACGAATTTGACACGCTGGTGGAAGAGTACCGCAACCTGCAGGAACAGCAGAAGTTAGATTATATTAACAGCGGTGAAGGCGATGAAGAATAATCAAGAGCTGATAGATTTAATAAACAGGCTTAATGCGGAGTGGGGGAGGCAGGCAAATAAAGTTATTTACCGCCTATACGATTTGCTGCTGCAAGGCGTGAAGATTGATACGGCCATCAGTGCAGTAAGCAAAGAATTTCCCGAAGTGTTTAAGCTGGACAATGTGCGAGCAGGTTTGATTGAAGCAGCGGCGTATGGCTATGGTATTGTGCCTGGTGTTGTTGCTGGCGAAGTCAAAAAGGAATGGGCACGCAACCTTGCTGATGCATGGGACGGCAGCGGCATGAAGTTATCCGAAAAACTGCATGGAGCGGAGCAGAAGATGCATAATATGATTGCTGATACAGTCAGACAGCAGATGCGACGTAATGCAGCGTGGACAGATGCGGCTCGTGCTTTGTATGATGGATATGAGCAGGGCGGGGACATTGTGAGGGCGCAGGACCTCCCGCAGTACATCAAACAAGTGCGAAAGGCCACTCTAGGCGATAGGAAAGCCATACAGACGCAGAAAAAGGCTTTAGGTAACATTGTAAGGCTCGGCAGGAATGGAGCGCCTAACAAGGCTCTCCGTGCGTCATACGTCCAACTTGTGAAGGCAGTGCAGGAAGGCACGGAAGAACAGCTAGAAAAGGCGATACAGGTAGCAGTCAATGAAAAATCACGCTATGTTGCGGAGCGCATTGTAAGAACGGAGATGGCAAGAGCATATGCAGACGGATTCTTGCGTAAGGCAATGGATGACGAAGATGTTGTTGCAATAAGGTTCAAGCTAGGCACAAGGCACCCGAAGTTCGACATTTGCGACCTGTATGCAGGGGCAGATCTGTACGGACTTGGGAAGGGAGTTTACCCTAAGAACAGCGTCCCTAAGATACCAGTGCATCCGCATTGCCTGTGCCGCTATGTAGAAATCTTCATTGGAGAGATTAACATGAAGGAACAGGACGAGCGGGTGCAGGCAGGGGGGAACGAATGGCTGAAGAATTTATCAGAGGCTCGCCGTAAAGAGGTGTTAGGCATCAAGGGAGCTGCTGCTTGGGAGCGTGGCGAGGATTGGCGCAGTTATATGCGTAGTTATGTTGATTTCAGAGCGCCCGAAAGCAGGTTGGGAAATATAAATACTAAAGATGTGTTCCCTGATGTTAGGATAGGGGAATATAAATATTTGGGTGTTTGTCCCAAAGAGCGCATTATGGATACGCTGAAGTTTTATGAGAACATATTCTTGCCTAGTGAACACGAGAATGCTATAATAATTGCTAAAGATGGTCGCACTTTTTATGTAAAAGGCAGAGAGGCAAACGTCAACATTAACGTACTGAGTGATGATGTGTTGCAAGGTGCATACATGACGCATAACCATCCAATAGACCAAACAAGATATTCGTTCAGTCAATTTGACCTAGGAGAATTTTTCAAGCATAAGTTTTCCGTTTTAAGGGGAGTTGACGAAGACTTTGCGTATGAAATAAAGCGCAAGCCTGGTACTTTGAACGAATCCTATGATGAAATTTTGTACGAATTTAGTAAAGATGCGTATTCAAAGGTTTTAGACAAAAATTTTATTGAGGGCTTAGAAATCGATATGGATATAGATGGATACCACTTAATAAATGAAATTCTTGCAAAAAAATATAAGTACGATTATAGGAGAATGGCTAATGGTTACAAAAGAGGATAGGGCTAGGCAAAAGGCTGATGATGCTGCATATGTAGCTAAGCTGCCGGATGCAGAGGCTAGACAATTGGTTGCAGAGCATCTTCGCAGAAGAATGGAGATTTTTGAGAAATACGACCCATACCGAGACACTTTCCCTACAGGCTTAGATGGAGGCTCGCCGGACGAAAATAGGGAGTTGCGAGAAGAAGCAAAACGATTTACTAAGGCATGCAAACCTTACTTTGAAAGAAGAAAGGGAAAAGGAAAGTGACCTTGTAAAAATTACATGATTGATTAAGCAGATTTTGAACATTACGTTTGGAGTCTGCTTTTTTATATGCCTGGAGAGGCAAAAGGTGGGCGGAGGCCCGTATATACGGAGGTATAGAACATGGAATTAAAAGACGTTTACACCGCGCTTGAAAAGGTTGAGAATGGTGCAGAGCTTATCACTGCCATTAAAGCGGAAATCAACACACTGAACAACGAAGCAAAGAAGAATCGTATTGCTGGAGAGCAGAACGCAACTAAGCTGAAGAATGTTCTCGAAGCTGTTGGCCTGGCTGATGGTGATGATGTTGTTGAGAAAGCAAAAGGCATGAAGGCCACACTTGACCAATTTGCCCAAGGCGGCAAAAAGCCTGATGAGGTTGCAAAGCAGATTACCACACTTACAAAGCAGGTTGAGACTGTTACTACCCAGCTCGCAGATATGACCAAGCAGGCAGACGAGCAGAGAGCAAAGTACATTGCAAGCCAAAAGATGGCGAAGGCAGTAGAGGCTTTGACAAAGGGCAATGCTGCAGCGCCGAAGGACATGGCAAAACTGCTGCTGGATAATATCAAGGTTAACGATGATGATAGCCTTGCATATACAGGCGCAGACGGCAAAGATGTATCCGTTGAGGATGGCGTAAATAGCTGGCTGAAAGACAATGCCTGGGCAGTCAAGGTTAACAACAACGGCGGCGGTGGTGCTGGCGGTGGTGCTGGTGGTGGCACTGATGCTTTCCTTGAAGGTTTTGGAGCTTAAACAAAGAGAGGTATTAAGTTATGACTGTAAATTATGCAGAAAAGTATTCTACCAAAGTTGACGAAAGATTTACCCTGGGCGCTGTGACTACCCCTGCGGTAAACAACGAATATGAATTTGTGGGAGTAAAAACTGTAAAGGTTTATTCCATTGGCACTGTTGAGATGGGCAATTATACCCGTTCCGGTGCAAACCGTTATGGCACTCCGGCAGAGTTGGACGATACTTTGCAGGAGCTGACCCTGTCCCGTGATAGAGCATTTACTTTCACCATTGACAAGGGCAATTTAAACGATCAGATGCTGTTGAAAGAAGCAGGCAAGGCTTTGGCCCGTCAGATTGACGAACAGGTTATTCCCGAGCTTGATATTTATCGTCTGAGCAAGATTGCAGCGGGCGCAGGCACATCCGCTACCCCTGCAGCAATCACCGATAAAAATGCATATTCTGCGTTTTTAGATGGTCAAGTTGCGCTGACTGACGCAAAGGTGCCCTTAGCAAACCGTGTCGCTTATGTTACCCCTGCGTTTTACAAGTCCATCAAGTTGGACGCAACCTTTGTAAAGGCATCCGACATTGCGCAGGATATGTTGGTTAAAGGCCAGGTAGGCATGATTGATGGCGTGGCCATTATCGTAGTTCCTAGCACTTATATGCCGACAAAGACTGATTTTATTATTACCCACCCTGCAGCGTGTTGTGCGCCTGTGAAGTTGACCGAGTACAAGATTCACGATAATCCGCCTGGCATCAATGGTGCATTGGTGGAAGGCCGCATTTACTACGATGCATTTATTTTGACCAACAAAGCAAAAGCAATTTATAAGCATACTCACGAATAAGAGGTGACGTTATATGTGGTTGACTAATGGTAAAGAAACTTTAGAGCTCACTCACCCTGTGCAGATTGCAGCGTTCAAGAATAGCGGTTACAAAGAGTGCAAGGCACCGAAAAAGCATGCTGACAAGGTGTCCGAAGAGCCTGTAAAGGAAGAGCCTGCGCAAGATGAAGCTGAAGTTTGATTGTGACCTTGAAAAATTAGTCAAGGCATTTGAAGCAGCGCCGGAAAAGGTTCGGCAGATGGGTCGGGTTCAAATGAAGATGGCCGCACGTGACATTAAAGAGCATGCGGCCACTCATCATAGATACAAAACAAGGTCGGGCAATATGGAACGCTCGGGTGTAGAAACTGCGGTGGAGGATGCACGGGCAGAAATATTCCTGTCCCCAGCAGTCCCCTACGGTGTATTCCTGCATGAAGGCACGAAGGCGCATAACATAGTGCCACGAAGTAAGAAGGCTTTAAGATGGGTGAATGGTAACGAGTTCATCTTTGCAAAAAAGGTGCGACACCCTGGCATAAAGGCCGACCCGTTTTTGTATTCGGCCGCAGAAAAGGAACTGCCGAAGATAGAAAAGCGCTTTCAGATAGCACTTGATAATTTAGCGGAGGGCTTGTAGTGGAGATTATTACACTTGATAACATTGCCGACAGGGTTTTGCTTGTCACGCAAGAAGATGTTGACGAAGCGAATGCATACCTGGAGAGCATAGCGGCGCGCTACGGCGTTGCACAGATACAACAGCCTATAAGTCATAATGTGAAGCGTTTGGGCGTTGCCTACGCCTGTTATGTGCGTGCTGTGGCCAGTGTTGGCACAGATGCGAGCGTGACATTTGACGGAAGCAGGCATGATGATGTATTTGCACAGAAGGCCGAACTGTATGGCAAGGAAGTAAAGATGTTAGCTGGCATGATTAACGCAAATGATTTTACGGGTACGGGCTGTGCTAGCCGTTTTACTATTAAACTTATGAGAGGTTAACCGATGAGCAGAGCGAGAGAAGTTACAAATGCACTTGCTGACATTATCAAGGAAGCAGTGCCGGGTGTGAAGTGGAACGTTAATATCGTAGGTGCTTCCGCTGGCAAAGGCCTTGAAGGTACAATTTCTTGCGATGAGGTTACCTTTGAGCAAGATGCGTATGATGTATGCACAGCAACGGCAGTTTATAGCATTTATGTGCTGGATATTAACGGAATAACTGATATTGATGATTTGAGCGACACCCTGTTTGAGGTGTTGCATAATAACGATTTAGGCGGCATGATTGACAACGGCTTAGTCAAGCGTATTGTGTTTGGGGCAGTGGCCAACAATACAAAGGCGGTAGCGATGCTGTTGGAATATCAAGTCGAATATGATATGGAGGTATAACATGGTGGCTGTACGACCTAAGATGAAAAGTACCAGCGAGAAGCTGTTAGGCAAGAATGTGCTTGTGTTCCTCAATTATGGAGAGGCTGCAAGCGAAGAAAGCCCGAAGTGGACGTTGATTGGTGGCCAGCGTAGCGCAGATTATAGCGCAAGCGCTGAAGAGATTGACCTGACCGACAAGACCAGCGGTGGTTATGGGGATGCAGAAGCAGGCGTGAAGAGTACCGAGCTTACTGTAGAGCTGATTGTAAAGCCTACCGAGCCAGCAGTGAAAGAGTTATGGGCAGCGTTTGAAGCTGACGAGCCTGTACACCTGTTGAGATGGAGCAAGAACGGCCGAAGCGTCATTAATTGGTATAGCATTACTAGCATGGAAGAAACTGCAGCTCATGACGATGCAGCGGTTCTGAGCGTCACTTTGAAGGGCAAAGGTGCTCCGAAGACGCAGGATGCAATGGAAGACCCGAGAGGCTAATGGTGGGGGCGGTATATTTTTATACTGCCCTTTTATTTTTTAGGAGGAATGACAAATGATTAAAAAGAGCGTAAATATTAACATTGGCGGAGAAGAGCGAGAAGCGAAATTTACCATTGGAGCGTTGGAAGAGCTGGAGGCAATGTTGCCGAGCCATAATGTTTTTTCTTTGATGCAGAAAGAGCAATGGAGCGTCACTGAAATTATTGCCTGCCTGTATTGCTCGTTGAAGGTGTATGAAAGAGGCATCAGCCGCAACAAGCTGGATAGCTGGATTGCGGATTATTGTGCCGAGGTAGAAAACGGCATGATTGACCTGCGACTGAGAATGTTGGCGGCGTTGGGTATTTGTGGCCTGGTAGTGAGTGACAGAGGCCCGTTCGATGAGATTTTGACTGCTCTGGAAGATAAGGAAGAAGAAGCCGAGGGGAAGTAATTTCTTTTTCAGAGTGGCTTTCTAAAGTAGAATGGATTTTCTACGCCATTCTGAAAAAGACTCCCGAAGAATGTGCATACATGACGCCGACCGATGTTATAAACATCTGGAATGGGTACAGGTGGAGACGGCAACAGCAGGAAAATATGCTGGCCGCATTGGTGACGGTGTATATTGCGAATTATGCTGGCAAGTCCTCAAAAAAGACTTTGAAGTTAAAAGATATATTCAATGATGGGCGATTTGACAGGCGAATAACCGATGATGATCGTGCATTTCTTGACGAGTTATATGGAGGGGGTGAGAGCGATGGCTAAGCAAGTTAAAGTTGAGATTACCGCAGACAGTTCGAGATTCGAGCAGACCATGCAGGGAGCGGCAAAAGCTACGAGCGATACAGGTGCGAAGATTGACAATGCAGGCAACAAGGCCAGCAACGCAGGCAAGAAGTTTGACGATATGGCTAACAGGGTAAAGGACAGCGCAACAAAGGTCAACACTGCATGCGGCAAGGCAAGCAAGGCGCTTGACAGCGTGAACAAGTCCATAAATGCTATTGGAGCTGTGCAGGTGGGCAATTTTATTGCTGATATTGCCAAGGGAATTGTCAGCATGGGCGTATCTTGCATCAAGGCGTCAGCACAAATGCGTCAATACGAGATAGCATTTCAGACAATGCTTAAGAGTGCCAGCAAGGGCACGCAGATGATGAAAGACCTGCAGAAGTTTGCGGCTGATACTCCGTTTGACGTTCCTGGTGTTGTACAGGCAGGCCAGCAACTGATGGCGTTTGGCTTCACGGCGAAAGAGATTATCCCTACCCTGCGCACGTTGGGTGATGCTGCATCCGGTTTAGGCAAGGGAACTGCAGGTGTTCAGCAGATAGCCTATGCAATGGGACAGATTAGGACTAGCGGCACACTTAAGACGCAAGACATTATGCAGCTCACTAATGCCGGAATTGATGCTTGGGGAATGTTGGCCGAAGCATCCGGCAAGAGCATCTTAGAAATTAAAGAGATGACAGAGCGTGGCATGATTGACAGCTTGACGGCCGTAAAGGTTTTGACCGACGGCATGAATGATACTTATGGTGGTATGATGGCCAAAACTGCCGAAGAGATTACAGGCCTTTGCGCCAACATCGAAGAAACAGTAGGCATTACTGCGGCTGTGATTGGTGATTATCTTGTAGATGGTCTTGATATTAAGGCGGTTTTAAAGAGTGTAGGCACAGAGTTGGGCAATTTCACACAGGCCTTGCAGGCTGGCAGGGATGCAGGAAAGAGCTTTACAGATGTTATCAAGGACAGCGTTCCACCTGCCCTTGTAGCAAGCATTGCGGCGGTTGGTACAGTGTTAGGTACTGTGCTTGTCGGTGGATTGATTGCTGCAGCTGCAGCAATGGCAACGTTTATCGGTGTGAGCCTCCCCGTTATTGGTGCGTTGGGATTGGTGGGAGCTGCCATTGGTGTTGTTGTTGTGTATTGGGACGAGTTAGTACAGGCCGTAACAATAGCGGTGAACATAGTCCTGCAGGCTGTTATAAAGATGGCCGAAGGCATTGTGATGCTGATTCATGCAATGGCAGACGGAGCTGTTGAGATGGTCGGCGATATGTTTAATAAGTTCGCAGGATACTGCCCTGAGTGGGTGAACGATTTAAGAGCCTGGCTGAATAATGCTTTGAAGTATTTTAGGGATTTTGCACAGAAGGCTTGTGATTTCCTCAGCAAAGTGTTTAAGACCGCGCCGAAACAGGTGCAGGGCAAGACAATCGCCCCAACAGAAGAAGCCCCAGCACCGAAGAAGCCGAAAGGCACTGTAAATTTATCGGGGTTAGCAGTCCCGAAGGTAGGTTCTGTAGGTAGTGGAGGCAGCGGCGGCAGTAGAGGTTACGGCCAGCTCGAAAGTGAAGTCAACAGAGTTTCGGAAGCCTTGACCAGAGCAGGCAAGGCGACAAAGGACTTGCAAGAGGACTTCGACAAGATGAGCTTAGACATAGCGACTGCAGGCCTAAAGGGCAGCGACCAAGTCTTTGCGAAGATTGACCAAGAGAAGCAGGCAAGGATGAAGGCTGTTGACGAGATGTTGAGCAAGCAGCTGCAGGCGGTGCAGGAAGCAGAGGCGTTGAGAGCAAGCGCAGAGCGCACAGGCAATGCGGAAAGCATAGCCAAAGCAAAAGCATTGTACGATGAGCGAAATGCGTTATATGCGGCGAGCCTTGCGCAAGAGCAGGCATTGAAAGATGCTATTGACCAGCAGGCATACGAAAAGAGCATCAGCCTTGAAACAGCACTGCAGGCAGCGAAGGCCGATATGAATGCTGCATTCAATGAGCAGGAACGGGAAAAGTTCCTGGAGTATCTCAATTCCGAGCAGGAGGCAAAAATGGTTGCCCTTCAGCAGGAACAGGAACTACGGCAACAGTTACTTGATTGGCGTATGGAGAGCCAGCAAAACATGCTTGACTTTGAACTGCAGGCAGGCGAGACAATTAAGAATCAGCTTGCAAGTGGCATTGCTGATGTTATCACAGAGGGCGGCAAGCTGTCCGATGTGTTCAAGGACATCACGAAAAGCATTGTCAATATGTTTATACAGTTCATGATTAAGAAGCAGGCAGCGGCTGTGCTGGAGAAGTTGCTTAGCAAAAAACAAGCCGTTGAGAATGCGGCAAACAGTGCGAAAGAAGCATCAGCGGCCGTCCCTGCAGCGGTTCAAAAGAGTATTGCCACATTAGGCCCTATAGCAGGTCCGCCAGCATATGCAGCGGCGACAGCGGCAATGACAGCGGCTGGTTTGGGCAGTATCACGGCAGGCAACATCATGCAGAAGGCGAATGGTGGCCCCGTGTTTGGTGCAGGCACAGGCACTAGCGATAGCATCCCTGCAATGCTTAGCAATGGCGAATATGTTATCAATGCAAAGGCTGTACGCAGGTTAGGTCTGCCTTTGCTGAATGCTTTGAATAATGGTTATGCCATTGGCGGAGTGGTAAGCAGTGGCGGTGGCAGCGGTGCAGTGGTTGAGTTTAACAACTACGGCGACATTAACAATGGCACTGACTATGACGGATTGATGGCCGATTTTGAATATACGCTTGCGATGGGAATGCGGGGGTGATTTTATGAGAGCAAAATATAACGATAGGGTGACCTATCCGCTTATTATCAATGGCCAGCAGCTCCCATACAGGTATAGCTTAGAATCATGCGCTGATCTGACAGTAAGAGCAACAGCTTCAAAACGTGGATACAGCCACGGCTCGACAATCACAGGCGACGGCTATATAGACGGGAAAAAGATTAAGCTGAGCTTTTTAATCAGCGGAACGAATCAAGCTGATTATGATTGGCGGCTGAATGAATTGCTAAGGCTGTTTTACCAGCAGAATTATACATTGTCTGTGGGCAATGGCTTTTATAATGTATCCTGCATGGCATCCAGCAGCGCAAAGTGGATTAAAGGCTATCAAGGGCAGCGAGCTGATGTTGATATTACGTTATTATTGGCCGACCCGTTTAGGTATGCAGACAGCGAAAGTAGCAAGGCAGGATATATCTTGCCCGATGAGGGAACAACAGTAACAATTATTAACGCAGGTTCTGTAGATACACCATTGAGCGTTGCTTTAGTTCCTCGCACCGGAATGACAATGGCTGATGTGACGTTCAGACACATTGAGAGTGGCAAGACGATGCGTGTGGCTGACACATTGCTCACGAATCCTGCAGTATTGACTATAGACACCAAAGCAGGAACAGTGCGGCGTGATGCAAACAATGCTATCAATGCTTTCAGTGGCCATTTTTTGACTGCAAAGCCTGGGACGAATACCTATGAGATTAAAGGCAGCGAGGGCAAGGTGGTTATCAAATGGCGTAATAGGTGGTTAGCATGAGCAACATTATTTTCGGATCAAGTTTATACGGCTCGTTTATATGGGGCACAGGGCCAAAAAAGAAAGGCGGAGGCGGAACAGGTGGCGGTGATTATGGCGATATTAGTTATATTCCTGGTGCTGTTCAAGTTGTGTTTTTCAATAAAGACGGCACAAAGACCGCTATATTTTCCAACGGCACCGAAAATAATCCGTTCTCGCAGCTGCAGTTTGAGCTTGCGAAGAATGGCTGTGGAAGCTGCACGATTACTTTTAAGCAGTTTCCTGCGTTTACGGAAATCATGTATGGCCAACGTGTAGATATTTATTTGTTCGGTGATAAACGTCCCTGGTACAGTGGGCAAGTTTTGACTCGCCCCGACAGTGGCGGCACTGCTACAGATTTTAAAATTACTTGCTATGGCTTTTTTGATAAGCTCAGCAAGGTGCTGATATTTGCCGAATACACTAACAGAGAAATAGCTGACATTGTGAGAGAGATTTGCAGGCTCGTTGAGCGAAAAACAGGCATCGTGTTTAACGGCAGCAAGATTTACAATGTCGGTTACCGCATAAGCAAGATTGTTTTCGATGGTGTGAGCGCTAAAGAAGCATTAGAGCAGCTTTCCGAATTTGCGACTGATTTTGTTTACGGCGTAGATGAATACCACGAATTTTATTTCAAGCCACGTACTGACGAGATAAACGAAGAGGCCCGCTTTTGGGTAGGGGCGCATTTGAACAGTTTCCTGCCCGACCAAGATATAAGCAAGATAGTGAATTACGCTCGCATCAAGGGTGCAAGTGTGGACGAAGCAGGCGAGAGCTGGCTTGCAACAGTAGAGGATAAGCAAAGCCAAGAGCAATACGGCGTGTCTGAAGCAGTGTGGACGTTACCAACAGCATACACAGCAGCGGATGCAGAACGTTGGGGACAGTCAGAGCTTGACAAGCTGAAAGAGCCTAAGCTGTCCGCTAAGGTGGGCGGAGTAGAGCTTAACTACCCGAAGCCTGATGGTGTGTTCTGGGTGCGCAGGCTGTCTGTAGATGGGCAAGCGTTAATCACAGACACAGACGGCAAGGCTCGTAAATATCCAATCACCAAGCTGAAATACACTGTCAGCGGTGATAAGGGCATTACGTGTGATATGGAGCTCGGAGAGCCTCCGACACCTCCCATCAGCAAGTATTTGCTGGATATTGAGCGCAATGCACGTAACAATGAATTGCTTCAGCAGGCAACAAACAAAACAGGAAAGGCGGCGAGCAAATGAGCGAACCTAGCAATATCAGAATCAATCCGTTTGTAGGTGACGGAGGAACAACAACCTACATCAATTTGACGGAAACGCATATCATTCCAAGCGTATCGCCCTATGTGATAAGGCTGAATGAGGTTCCCGAGAAGCAGGACCCGAGCAACATCCGAGCAGTATGGGTAGACAGCACAACAGGTGCAGTCACTGCATCAGCATTGACCGAGGTTGCGGCAACTCCTGCAGCGGGGGAGTTCCGCCCCGATTATGCAACCAAAGCAGACGGCAACGATAATTGGAACACAGGACTGATAGAGTTTTCTGCCGTTGATGCTGGCAAGATTGTGCAGATTAGTTATACAGGCATGGGCACGTTAGCGGCGGTGCAGTCCAATAAATACCCTAGCTGGTACACTGACAGAGGCGATGGCAGTGATGGCGATTTTATCCCGGATGCTGATTGTGCTATTGGTGGAATTAAGAATTATAAAAGGGTATTTATCAAAGCTGGCGTGACTGTAAGCGTCAATCAGCAATTAGTTATCAAAGCAACAGGCAGTGTGGTTATAGCAGGCACTATCAACGGCAACGGCAGTCCTGGTGCGAACGGCAAAGGTGGTGTAGGTGGTGCGCCGGGTGGTAATGGCGGTTGGCTTACTGGTGATGAAGATAGCAAAGAGCACAGAGATGCCACAACAGGGCAAGACGGCACGGGCGGTGGCTACGGTGGTGCAGGCGGCGGAGATAATAAAAATAAAGGTGCTGCAGGCGGTAGCTCACGTATTAGAATAGGCATTGATTATGGCGGCAATGGTGGTGGCGGCGGCGGCGGTGCTAATGTTTATCCCGGGTATACGTCTGGCGGCGGCGGTGGTGGCGGATATGGCATATCAATTATTGCTCCCGAGGTCGCCTTATTGGAAGGCAGTAAGATTGCTGCTAATGGTGGAAATGGCGAAAATGGACGGAACTATTATATTGCTCCTGGTGGTGGTGGTGGTGGTGGAACAATTAATATCATATCCACCACCATAAAAAATAGTGGTGATGTTAGTGCCGCTGGCGGCATAGCTGGTGCAAAAGATTATAATTCTCAAGCCGCTGCTAACGGCGAAGCTGGAAGAATTACCATCAAACAACTGGGGGCGTTATAAATGATTTGCGTAGTCGATAAAAACAATAAAATTATTAACATTATCAACGCAGACAGTCCGACAAGAGAAAACGAGCGCATTTGCTATCCATGGAATAGTCTGTGGGAGCAATACACAGACGTTGAGCCATTGTGGTACGCTAAGCAGCGCAAGCTATATGAGGTTACACAGTGGACAGCATCCAGCATCATGGGCGGTTTTGTAAGCGAGGCAAGTGGCGAACCTGTACGCTATGACAGTGACAAGGAAACGCAACTGACCATGCAGGGCATTGCCTTGAATGTAGAAACACCATTGTTTGCAAAGAAGTATCCCGATGGCTGCCCGGTCCGTGGCATTGCGGAAGGCAAGAACAGCAAGGAAGTGTTTTGGCTGGAGCCGTCACAGGTTATGCAGTGGATGGCGGACTTGTCGATGCATATAGGCAGATGCAAGCAGGCAGGCTGGGCGAAGCAGGAAGAAGTAGATGCATGCAAGAGTGTTGACGAGGTGAACGCCATAACTTTGGGAGGTGACGAGAGTGTTCCGAGTGAATGATAATAACATCAGCTTAATCCGAGGCGACAGTGGACAATTTAGCATCACTGTTACCGACATGAATGGCAAAGAAGTTGCGTTAAACGATGATGATGTTTTAACTTTTACAGTACGCAGGACTGTTAGAAATCCAAACATCGTACTGCAGAAGATTATCACGGGCGGTGAATTAACCATCAATCCGTCGGACACCGAAGGCTTAACATTTGGGGCGTATATCTACGATGTAGAGCTCAAACGTGCAGATGGGTACGTTGATACTATTATTCCGCCACATGAGTTCTGCATCCTGGAAGAGGTGACGTACTGATGGAAAAATTACACGGCACATTGTCAGCAACATCAGCAACGCTACACGGCACATTATCGGCACGGAGCGTTATTGGTGCAGAAATTTATGATGGTGCTTATAGCGTACACTCAGAAGCGAACGAAGTGCAGATATTGCCGACGGCAAACAAACAATTAACAAAGAATATTACTGTTGAAAAGATACCGTATTATGAAACCTCTAACATGTCAGACGGTATTACAATCTACATAGGAGATGAAAGAGAGGTCGAAATCTATGGCTGAGAAAACTATATCTAAAGTTGTATACGGTGGCAAAACGCTGATTGATTTGACCAGCGATACCGTTACCGCTGATAAGCTGCTTAGCGGCGTTATCGCACATGACAAGAGCGGCGCGGCTATTACCGGTGCCTGCACCTATGACGCTGACACCAGCGATGCGACTGCTGCCAGCGCAGAAATTTTGAGTGGAAAGACTGCTTATGTCAATAAAATCAAAGTTACCGGCGAGATGAGAAACAATGGTGCGGTTACCGGCAGCATCAGCAAAAAAGCTGAAGCGTACAGCATCCCTATCGGCTACCATGACGGCAGCGGCAAGGTAGCAATCAGTACCACGGAGCAGGCTAAAATTATTGCAACCAACATCCGTGCTGGTGTATCCATCTTGGGCGTTGAGGGCACCATGAGCGGCACTGAGGGAGCTAAGGCACAAGCTAAGACTGCTACGCCTAAGACAACGGCGCAGACCATCCTGCCAGACAGCGCGGCCGGATACAACTACCTTACACAGGTAACCGTCAACGCTATCCCATACAACGAGAGCGACAATGCTCAGGGTGGTAAAACTGTTACTATAGGCTAAGGAGCGTAGAAAAAATGGCAGTGAATAAAGTTATATACGGCGGTAACACCTTGGTAGACCTTACCGGTGATACCGTCACCGCTGCCGATTTGGCAGACGGAGTAAAGGCGACAGGTGCGGACGGTAACCCGGTTATAGGCCTGATGCAAAAGGTAACCATTGACGCTGAGCTGTCGACTACCAGCACTAACCCTGTACAAAACAAGGTTGTTACAGAAGCTTTAGCGAATGTCGAAGTCGATACCGCAACAAACAGCGAAATTGATGCTGCCCTAAATTTAGCGGAAATAGGTGTTTTGCCGGAAAATGGTGTCGTTCCAGTAAGCATGGGCGGCACGGGTGCCGTTACAGCAACCGAGGCTCGCGCCAATTTAGGAGCGAGTGCTACAACGGATTTCGCGAGCATAGCTTTTACCGGGAGCTATAAAGACCTTAATGATAAACCAGCTTTTGCTTTAATTAACAATACCGTGTTGTCTGGTTTAACGGTAGTGGACAATCTTGAAATCAAGAACGCTTTAAATATCCCCGGTGGCCAGATATGGATAGAATAGGTGCGATATGGGACTATTAAGTAAAAAGTTATATGTAAAAAAAGACGGGAGACAAGCATTAGCCTGCAACATCTACTCCACATCGGCAGAAGCTGGGGAGAAAGCACTAAAGGTAAACGTGGACGGAGTAAATGGTTATGTAGCGCTAAAGTCAACCGATAACACCGCAGCTACTGATATGCGCGTCAAAATAGGCGATATTGTGTATGCTGTTGCCACAAAGCACGAAAGCGGCGGCGTTGCTATCCCTTACACAGAAAGTTATTGGACTGAGGCTGGCAGTC